ATCTGCGTGGGAGTGCACTGAGACTCACCTGCCTTCAACGAATTGCCTGTAATAAAGCGTTGGTTCAAATAGCCCTTGCGGACCATACGATTACCACACTTCATAAAGACCTGAGAATTAATCTGACAACATGTCTTGGAAAAATAGTTCTTTCCCACGGAAAACTTCAGTCCAGTGGACTTAGTCTCCTTTTCGAAATATGTCATGAATAACCTACTACCTTTACCTAGCAAATCATCACCATTAACCAGAACATTACGCTTCATCAACTTCCCCTGCGTGAGGGTAATATGACCATCGCGAACGAACTTGTCTACGGCAGAGCACCAACAAGCATAATTAATCGTGCATAGCGTCGTAAAGCTTAAGGGGTGACCCATAAGCTGAGACTCTTGTGCAACGACATCTGTTAAGCCTGTCAACACTTTTGTACCATCCTCCATTTGTATTTTTTTAGGATATGAGGCTATACCTGGACTACCTACTGAGGGAAGAGCGAGCTCCTCCACCAACGGATAATCACGAATCCCTTCAAGAACTGCTAGGCTCGCATCCCGATTGATAAGATCGGTTGCGGCTTCGTAGTCTACGGAGACCCATTCAGGCATAAAGTCAATATTTTTATCTATCTGATTTACTTTGTCTTGTAGATTTTGCATTAGCATAGTACTCGCGTGAAAATGCTTCCAGTTGTCTAGCAAAAGCCCTTGTAAGGGTTGTAATGCTGTGTAGACATACCCACTTCCTTTCGTAATGATTCGAAATTTCGAGGGTTCTGGGATCGCCATCACTTGGATGTTTGCGCCTTTGCATGTCGGAATGGAATGCTTACCTGCTGGTTCTATTTCTCCCATCACTTGGAGAGCTATCTTCAGCACATTCCCGTACCACTTTTTACGCCAATTATCAACCTGCGTTACTAATGATCTCAACTTTCCAACCTGACCTGCAGTCTTGTCTGCAAGGTCCAAATCTAACGCTCCGACGAGAGCTGCAGTACCGCCTTCGGCGTACTTACTCTCGATACAAGCGGAGCCAGTGGGAATAAACTTAGAACACTGTTCCTTAGCGAACGACCCATTAATCAACGTAGAAGCAGCATGAATACACTTGCGTATATCCGGCTTCAAGTCAACATTAGGCCGTGACAACCGAGAACGGTGCTTTTGCAATGCAAGAACTTTCTTCTTCTGCGACAGCTGAGGCCAAGCGAGCTTGGCACCCTTTTGAAG